AGAGTATGATACCTTTACACCACAATACGGTTGGAGAGTTGCAGAAGAGACCATTAATAGCGAAAGCAGTTTTATAGAAGACCTAACCTCTCCATATTATTTTAATGACGAAACAGACGGGCAAAAGGTTTATAGAGAATTTCAAAATATTAAAGGAATTCGTATTGTAGTAGATACAATGAACAGGTTTGACTCTAGATTTGATTTAATTGAAATGTCACCTAGACTATGTGCTGATATTTCTAATAAGGTTATAAGTTTTAGAGTTAACAAAAGTTTAGCAGATCTTGGGGCAACGTCTCTACCAGTAGGGCAATTGCTTGCTTCATCAGGAGATATATCTTTATTTGATGATGACCAAGCATTTAATCCAAACAATACAACAAGTATCATATCTAAATATTTAAGAAAAAATATTAAATTTAATTTTTATGAAAAGATAATAAATGTTGGAGACTTTGATTACTTTGTCCCAATTAAAACTTTATATTCAGAAGGTTTTCCACAAGTAGATCGCAGTTCTGGAACATTGTCACTTTCGCTAAGAGATCTGTACTTCTTTTTTGAATCAATGCCAGCACCAAGAATGCTTGTTACTGAGGCTTCACTTAGTTATGCGATTACCTTATTGCTTGACTATATTGGGTTTACTAACTATACATTCCTAAGAGTGCCTGGAGAAAAAGATCCAGTAATACCATATTTCTTTATTGCTCCAGATCAAAATGTTGCAGAAGTTTTAAATCAGTTAGCAGTATCAACACAAAGTGCAATGTTCTTTGACGAGAGCAATAACTTTGTAGTAATGAGCAAAGACTACTTGATGCCTTTAGAAACACAAAGACCAAGCACCTTTGTTCTTTCTGGATCAAACAATCAGTCAGACACAGGTGTAACTGAAAATGCTACATCTGGAACTCTTCCCAACATTATTTCTATATCATCTGAAGACAAGAAAGTTTTTAATGCTGGGAAAATTAATTATACAACTAGATATATTCAAAGATCCTATGGTTCAATCCGCCAAGCAAGTTTAGTAGATCAAGAAAAAACATGGATATATAAACCTGCACTGCTATGGGAAGTATCTGGAACTGAAAATACAAAAACCATAAACGAAGTTGCAAGCACTCAGGGTAGTTATGTATTAGGCGCTATGCCAATTGCATCAGATGTTACTAGCGCTATCCCCACGGTTGTTGGCAATCAAATAATAAATAATATTATTGATCTAGGAGAAAACGTTTATTGGCTTACAAGATATAGTGGATACTTATACTCCAATGCAGAAGTTATTAAATACGATGCTGCTGAGTTTAGCGTTACAATTGGACTTTGGTATGACATTAAGTCAGACGGAACAATAGACTATGCAAGACAATATTTTGTAGATCCTGGAAACCTTGCTCCTGCATCAGTTATCTCTACCCTTGAGGCACAGGTTAAGGCAAAGTCAATTACTCAAGAGGCAGCAGATAAAACTATCCAAGAATGGAAGTTTAATCACAGGCAAGGTTCTAGTAATGTTTGGATTAGCAGCAATGAAGAGTATCAAAAATATTTTTCAGTTATACCTTTTAATGGAAAGATATATCCAACAGGAAGAATAAGAATTTATACTGTTCCTTATTATGAAACAATAAACGGTAACACAAGAATGAAAAATGGCGCTGTAGTTGAGCATGGTCGTGCACAGTTTGGCACACAGGCTACTTCACATACTGCTGGAATTAGTTCTTATTGGTCAAACAATGATAACGTTCGTGGATGCACCATGAAGTCTCAATACTTATTTACAACAGATCCATCGCCAACAACTCCAACTACAGCAGTAGGTGGCGCTGGTATTGATAATGCACGTGCAAAGCAAACAACAAGAAATAGCATTATAAGAAACTTTATGTCTATAAGTGGAAAAACAGAAACAGACGTAAACTCTTTTAGCCAAACAAGAACTGGAACTATTCAATCATCTGCACTTGTTATGAATGGACCATCGTTTGCCACTACAGAAAAGCCAACTGACTTTATTTCTTATGTATATAAACCACTAGATAATGCATACAAGCATTTTGGAACAAGAATGCGGATAATTGGAAAGATTGAAAATAACCAAACAAGAGGCCAGACACCAACAGGAAGTAGTTCTTATTACCAGGTAACTGGTTCACTCACTGATCAGACCGTCAGCATCGGTGGTGGCTCTGGCGGTCTTGGCGTTATGCTCAATCCAGACACAAACAATGGATACTATTTTGAAATCGTTGCATTAACAGAAAGCAATGTTGAGTCTTATCTTCAAACAAACGGAGACGGCTCTGAAGATGTTGTAATCCATAATGTTTTGTTTTATAAAATTAAAAAAGATAATGCAAACTCAGACGCTATTCCTGTAAAACTTTGGGGAGGCCTTTCAAAAATTACAGTTGACGATGGTAGTTTTACGGGACAATACAGAATGACAACTGAAGAAACTCCAACAGTATATGACCTTTCTGTTGAATATAAAGACATTGGTAAAACTAGAAGATTTTATTTATATATAAATAACAATCTAGTTAAAATTGTTGATGATGTAGACCCACTGCCAATATACAACAATATGGCACTATTTACTCGTGGATCTTCTAGAGTTATGTTTGAAAATATTTATGCTTTAGCGGACAACTATTCTCAAAATACAGTTGCCACAGCAGTTGATACCGTATCTAAAACATTTCTAGATGATGCAATAGATATTAATGAATCATTCAGAAAGTATGCAATGAGTGGCTTTGTACAGTCCACTTACCTTTCAGGTGTAAGCGCACAGCAGCCACCAAAGTATAATATGTATTTTGATGAATTTGGAACTATCATGAGAGAGTGTGCGTATTTTGATATCAAATATGATCGTGCTTACCCAGCATTGTATGCACAACTGTCCCCAACCTTTAATCGTATCAAGGGCTACACCACTTCTGGTTTCTATGCAGATTCATATGGTGCTGAGTTTCTCGTATTTAATGCTACAGATAAAGCAATTGTTCTTGATGACACAAGTGGAAACTATCTTAGAATTCAAGGCATCACATTTACACAGGATACTACCCATGAACTAACTGTTGACGAATACTTTAATAAAAGATCTATCCTATCTGACCCAGAAATGCAAGGAACAACAGTCTTAACATCTCCATATGTTGAAGCAGAAATATATAATAAAATAAAACAAAGTAGAATGATTTATGGAAATAACGAATTTTCAATTGATGCTCAATACATTCAGACTCAAGATTCTGCTAATAGTCTGATGGGATGGATAATTGATAAACTGATGACACCAAAAAGATCTGTTGGTGTAAACATCTTTAGCATACCAACACTTCAACTAGGAGACATAGTTACAATTAATTATAAGGATAGCAATAATCTTGACATTATTTCTACACCCTCAACTAGATTTGTCGTGTATAATATTGAGTATACAAGAAATCTAGATGGACCAAATATGACAATATACTTGAGTGAGGTGTAGGATGGCCGTACAAAATAATACAGGTTCATCTGTGTCTGCTACCCCTGCCACACCAGCATCAATAGGCATTTCTTTTGTTTCTTCAAGTAGCACCACGCAGGTTAAGAGTGCTACAAAAGACATTATCTTGTTTGATGATGGAGCAGTCCCTGTAGACCTTATGGCAGATTTAATTTTTGAAAATATTGGGGGACAAGAGTTAATTAACATTGCAAGACGTGACACTGTTAATGGACAAAAGATTAGTTATCAACCAATTAAAAATCTTTCATCCATAGAGCAACAGTACAATCCTAATAATATTGTTAGTCTTCAGGCAACATCGGACAAGTACTTTGCAAACTTTCCCATCAAACTTGACGATAAAATTCCCCAAGTAGGACAAGGAACTGCAGGAGATTATGTGTATATAGATACAGTAACTGGAGACCTGGTCGTTGAGTCTGTTAATCTTGAAGCAGACGAACAGGTAGAAATTCAGATAGCCAGAAGTGGTACAATATATGAAACAGAATTTAATGAGGGAGTGTCTTGATAACTGATAAGGGTAAGTCTATAATTGGAAAATACCTACTTGGCCAGGCTCCAGCCTATGCTTCATATGTGGCTATTGGCTGTGGCCCTAAACCTCTTGACACTACAGATGTTCTTGGAGATTATTCTAATAAAAAAAGCCTTGATTTTGAAATGCTAAGAATACCAATATCTTCTAGAGGGTTTGTGAGTGAGGGTGGATTAGATAAAATTGTTTTTTCTGCAGAACTTCCAGCAGAAGAAAGATATGAAATAACAGAAGTTGGAATTTTTTCTGCAAATTCAAATCCTTCTGCAGGATCATATGATAGCAAAACAGTGTTTTCTTTCTCTGGTTCAGAAAATTGGAACTATCATACATCATCTTCAGCAACAGCAATTACACCAATACCTGAAGCACTAGATGATGATGATGATAACATAATTTCAACGGGGCTTAAAGTTTTTCAAACAAATGCAGATAATTCAATTTTTTATAAAACCTCAAGAGCAAATAGATATGAAAGATGTAGATTTTTAAATAACGTAATACTTATGCGTGGTGATGATGCAACGTTGACAGTTAGTGGTGGACACTTTGTCATTGGTGCAGGATCTAACCACATACACTACACTAGCCCAAGCGTAAACTTTTCTCAAAACTCTCCAATAGATGAACTTAGGTTAGCATTTTCTGTTATTAATAAAGACGGAGACTCTGCTCTTGCACCAGACACAGTCAGAATTCTTGTAGACTTTGCATCAACTGATGATGGATCTGGAGAATATGCTAGGTTTGAAGCAGAAATAGTAAATGGAACTGGTGCTGGTGAGTACGATCTAGATGAAAATAGATATGTAGTTATTTCAAAACAACTTCAACAACTATATACAAGTGCTAACTTTACATGGAATGCCGTTACTGTTGCTAAGATTTATGTTACTGCCATTGATGGCGGAGTAGTTTCAGATGATTACTATATTGCTCTTGACGCAATGAGACTAGAAAATGTTGGAACTACAAACGTTCTGTACGGTCTTACTGGGTACTCAGTTATTCAAAATCCTACATCAGAATCAATTATTAAATCACCTAACACAAGCAATTATGTTGAGTTTAGATTTTCCATAGGTGTCACATAGTGTCTGAGGTAATTAAAAAGGCAAAAGTTTTAAAAGAAAACTTGCCACCTATCAATAGCATTAATGGAACATATAGTGTTAGGTATAGACTTATATCTGAAGATAAAAACAGAGTGTCTGCATGGTCTTCTGTTTATACTGTTGATCCAAACTATACCTATGTTCCTGGAAAAATAAATGTATCTTCTTCTGATGGTGTAGTCCGTATAGCATGGGATTCTGTAACAGTTAAAATTGGAGCAAATGTTATTCGTCAAGCAAAAGATTATGATATTTTTGTTAAATGGAGCAAGTCTGCTGGTCTAGGCGATTGGAACTATGTAGAAAGAATATCAACAAATAGTACCACTCTTGTTGTTCCAGATACCTTTTTTATTGACGGGGTAGATGAAGAAGATGTTCCAAATAGAGTAACAGTTGAGGTATACTTAATAGGAGAACCAGTAACAAGGGAATATACAACACTGCGTGTTTATAATCCAGCAATGCATACGGTCTAATGATATAATGGAGATATAATGGCAAAAATACCACTACCCGAAAGAGGGCAACCAATAGATGTTACATACATCTACGAACTAACTAAGGCAATTAATGACCTTTCTGCACAGGTATCCTCAGCAACCTATAAATCTACAACCGTAGACGCAGGAACTGCTGGCCCACAAAGTGTAAAAACATCAGATGCAAAGTTTGTTGGTGGATTTGTAGACGTAGCAAATAACAAGACGGTTACTGCTTCTTCAGAAGTTTCTTTTTCTTTTCCATATAGCGACTTTAAATATGCTCCAGTAGTTACTGCAACACCAATTAATAAAGGTGGAACTCCAGCGGGACAAAACGTAACAGTAACACTAACAAGTGTTACAACAACAAGGGTAGATGGAATTGTAAGATTTGATGCCGCTGGCGATCTTACTGTTGGT